GGGCCTCGTCGGCATCATCACAGCGTTCAACTTTCCGGCGGCAGTGTTTCCCAGTCGTCGTTTTCCGTCGCTGGCAGGTTCTCAAACGTTGAAACGGAAGACTGCCTGGACAGCCGCGCCAGGCTTGGCGGTCCTGAAGTCTCCACCGAAGGGTACCCGCACGGATACCCGCTTTCGTTGGCATTGCCCACCGGTATCAGGGGCCCAGAACTCTATGCTCGGCAGGCGAAGAACACGGAGGCCGAACGGAAAGCATGCGATGTGAGGATGCGCGCAGAACGCAGGGCGGGGGAGCTGCTGAAGGAACTGGCTCGCGGTGATCCTGGCCGCCCAGAAAAGGCGGCAACCGTTGCCGCAAATTCTCCGTCTCCGTACCAAGGGGCACTAGAAAGCTCTGGCATCAACGAACGCACTGATTTACCTGCGGCAACGATTGCCGGAGGTTCTGAGTATCGACAAGCGCTCGATTCCTCCGGCATCAATGAGCGCACGGCGCGCAGGTATCAAGAATTGGCCAACGTCCCGAAAGAAGAATTCGAATCGGCCCCCTCGTTCTATTGAAGCACCGGCATCACCTTTTCTTGCCTGAGCGTGGCGACATAGTCGGCAAAGCCCGAGAACCGCTTGTCCCGGAGAATTGCCTGCTGCGTGAGGCTGCGGTACTGCTCGATCGCATTGCGGACGAACCCGAGCTTCATCTCGTCCGAGCGAATGTCGTAGACCTTCGACATCGGGTGCTGCCCGCTCACGACGGCATTGAGAAAATCCCGCGTCCCAAGATTCCAGGCCGGGTGCTTGAACTCGTTGCCCGCGAGGCGCACGTACTCGTCGTAGACCTCCGGCCAATCCCTGAAGTTGACGACGACACCGTCGAAGCTGGTGCGCTTGCGGATGCGCTGTGGTAACGAGTCCCGGCTACCGGCCACGGCATCGGACAGGCGCATCAGCTCCGTATCGATCGGGGTGGGCTTGCCCTGTGTGGCCTGGACCGGGGAAAAGAAGTCGTAGGTTTTCCCGAGCCCGGACTCCGCGCGGATCTCTTCACCCCACAACGTGCGCCGCGGCGGCAGCGTCTTTGACGCTCCGGCGATCTTCGCTTGCACCGCCTCCCAGGGAGAGGCCGCTTCGCGGACGGTCGGATCGGCGGCGCGCTCGATCGCACCCGCAAGCGCTGTCACCGGCAGAAACGAGGCGACCAGGTTCTTGATGTAACCCTCGCTGTAGCGGCCAGGGTCGGCCATCATTTCCGAAAATTGCGCGAGCCCCTGCAGGTAGGTCTTGTTGATCGTCACCTGGGACACCGCGGTAATCGCCATCGCCATGACTTCCTGCCACTCGTCCACGTCGTCCTGATCGATTTCGCCTTTGCGGATCGCCTGCGCGATGTCGGCAGCGAAACCCATGGTCATTCCGAAGGGGTCGAGCCGGTTGTAGGAGTACCAGCGATCGCCGACCTTCACGCTGTATTGCTGCCAGCCTTGGCGCATCATCGCCTCGCGCTCGGGTCTCTTGGGCCCCATGCCGGAAATTTGCCCGGAATCGGCCCAGTCCAGGGCCATCGCCATGATGGCCGAACCGGTGCCCATGCGCGCGAGAGCGAGATCCGCCCGGGCGCCGCCGGCCGCAATGTCATCCCTCCACTGGCTCACCAGCGGCGCAAATGGCGAACGCTCGAAAGCGTAGCGCGTGATGTTCACCGGTGTGCGAACAAACGGCAGAATGAACGAGACGGCGGGAACCTGCTCGCGCAGATTGAGGAACGCCTGGCCGATCGAGCCGGGGGCATTCGTGAAGGTGTTGTAAAGCGCGGCATCCGCGGCGCTGATCCGAATGTTCTCCGGTGGATCAAGGAGGATTTCCCGCATGCGCGCCCGTAGCGCCGGCCCCTTGTGACCTTCTTGGGTCGCTTGGCGCAACGCCTGCGCGTGCAACTCCATCCGGTAGCCGATAGTCTTGAAAAACTCGTCTTCGGCACCGAGGAACCGACCGGGCACGCGCGCGGCCTCGCCGATGAAATCCACCGCACGACCGAGGCCAGTTTCTGAACCGATTCGGAAAGCCTCCGCGCTCATCGCCTTGTCCCGCGGCAAGTCCACCTTGTTCAGCGCCCAGCCGCTTTCTCCGGTGCGCAAGGCCTTGCCCGCCATCCGGAAGGCGTCCGAGATTGAGGAGACCATGCCGTACGCCATCGCAAGCGCTTCGCCGGGTGCGACGCTGTCCTCGGCGCCGCGCAGCAATCCGATCTGCGCCGCCGCGCCGCGCTCGTAAATCTGCTGAAACGCGACCGCAAGGTTTGATGTGACGTTGACGACGTGAGTCTTCGGCGAAGACAGCAGGCCGTTGACCCAGACTTCCCGCACGGCATCGAACGTCGTCGCGCCCCATCCTTTTTGTGCAAACTTCGCCACCGCCGCGGGGTCTCCATGCTCGGCCAGGATCGCCAGCCTGCGCGCCATTTCCTGAGTGGCTTCCGGTCCGCCCATTGCGGAGATCGTCTGCTCGATCGCGCGCGCCTTTTCGATGCTGCCGCCGACCGGGATTTTCCAGGAAGCCAGCGCCCGCGCGGTCTCCGTGCGCGCCCCGATCACTTCCGCCTGAATCGCGTAGTGCGTGGCGAGCATCTTGCGGAATACGAACTGGTCGACCGGTCCGCCGTTCGGGTCGGCGGCTTTCCGGGCGGACTCGAGGAGCTTTTCACCAGAAGCGGCCCACAGGCGCCGGGCGGACACCGCTTCCTCCGCGTTGAAAGGCTGGCCTTGCCGGCGGGACAGAAGATCGGGCACGCTCATTCCCATTTCCTCCGCAAGCCGGCTGGTCTCCTCGTGACTGATCTCGCCGCGGCGCGCGTCATCGATCGAGCCCTTGAACTTTTCCGCCATGTCGGCGATCACTGCCTTCACGTCGTCCGGAGAGCTCATCCGCGCGAAGTTGATGTAGACCTGCATATCGCCGGCGTCCACTACGCCCCGGCCGTCGAACAGATCGTCAGTCGTTGTCTCCGCAGTGGCTTCCAGGCCCTTCGCGATCTTCGCTCCGGCCGGATGCGGCTTCCTGACGACCGTCTCGATCATCGGTTTCGACGGATCACCGATCGTCTGAAAAGACGCATCGCTGAGTTCGCCGTAGCGCTCGCGAAGTTGTGCGGTCACGGCTTCCTGCGCTCGGGCCGCCCCCCGGCGGACGCTTCGGAGCGCACGTACGCCCAGCACCAGCCCGTCGGTCAGCGCCCCCAGTCCCAACCCTTCCACGGCGTTCTTCAGACGCCCCGCGGCCTCGGAATCGGTCGGATCTGCCGCGAGATAGTCGGTCAGTGCGTTCTGCGGAAGGCCGAGGTCCTGCCAGAGATTCGACAGACGATCCTGCTGCGGATCGAACACGCTGAAGTCGGCAACTGCACCGGCCGCCATCGGCGCGAGCACTTTTCCCGCACCCAAGGCGCGCAAGCCCTTCAGCGCCGGGACAAAGCCGGTGAGGAACTGCGAGACCGAACGCGCGGCGGCCCCGGTCGTGGTTTTCGGATCGGACACGGGGTCATAGGACAGGTCGGCGACGTTGGCGTTGAGCCAGTTTGCGAGCGGATCCAGGATGCCGAGAGCGTTGCGCCCCGCGTCGTCGATACCACCGAGGATCTGTCTCGGCATTTCCCCGAAACTGCGCGCCACCATGCCGGCAGCGGACTGATGTTCCGGAGGCCGTCGATCGGTGGGGAACGGCTCCAGGGGATGCGCTTCCGGTTCCGGGATTGGACGATACGGGCGCACAACCGCGCGATCCTGCTCGAGCAGCCAGTTCGTCATTTCCGCCGAGTCCGTCTGCAGCGTCACGTCCTCGCGGTGCGCCAGGTACTCGTTCGCGAAGTCTTGCCGGTCTTCCGGGAGCAGATCAACGTTTGCCATTTTCGACACCCTGAGTTTTCAGTGCGGCGTCGCGCGCCTTCTTCAGCTCCGACGCCCGCTTGTCATACTCGGACTGCGTGATTCTTCCGGCCCGCAGATCATCCAGGGCCTTCATGCCCTTCTCGCGAATCTCCTGCAGCACTTTCTGCGGGTCAGATCGTGCGCCCAGCCCCGTCGAGCGCGCCAGGTCGTTCATGTCGATCAGCGCATAGCGTCTGACCACTTCCTGAGATTTGATCTCCAGCTCCCCGTCGGTGCGTTGCTTCCCCGCCGCGTAGTCCTCGAACTCCTTGACCGCGAGCCCCATGCGCGCCTTTGGCGCCGGATCGGAGGACAGGGGGCCCGGATCGAGGCTGTTCGTGATGAACTGCCGGGAGCGCTCGAACACACTGCGCGGGCCTTCGGTGCGGCCGACCTCGCGCGCCTTCTCCACAACCGACGACAGTGTCGAATTCCTGATCCGCCCGTTCTTGTGAAAAACGAACGCCTGGCGCTCGGCCTGGGCCGGGTTGCTGTAGGTCAGGCTGGTCAGCGCCGCGTAGGCTGCCGGATCGTCCTCGACCGGCTCGCCCATCAGGCTCTTGAGCAACCCCTGATACTCGCTCGGCGAAATGAAGGCCTTTGCCTGATCCGCGATCTGTCGGGTGAGCTTGCCATCCGCTTGCAGAGAAAGTGCCTCTTTCAGCACGTCGTCGCCGACCTTTCGGCGCCGGCGCTCTTCCTCGGTTTCCTGTTGGCGCCGCCGAGATTCCGTGTGCAGCTCGTTTTGCTGGAACGCCTGATCGATCTTGGCCTGGACGTCCGGGTCGATTCTCTCCTTGTACGTCTGGTAGTACGTGAAGGCGTCCACGTCCTGGGCACGCGCGAGCAACCGGTTCACCACGCGCTGATGCGTGTCGGATTCCCGCTTCTGTAGCGCCTGCTGGATCACCTCTTTGGAAGCACCCTGGTCCGACAGATAGTCGATCGTCCGCAGCCCCTGAATACGGATCTCTCCCGGGGCAACGTCCGGATTCATGGATGCCCGCTCCGCCGACGATTCCATGTCGGCGACGTACTGCTGCTCGTAGAAATTTCTACGCTCGGCCGCTACGTGGCGCGTGGTCCACTCCATGACCTGCATGCGCCGCGCCTCAGCGACTTTTCTGAACGCGAGTTTCTGATTGTCACCCGCGAGGCTTCCCTCGATCTCCGAGGCCACACGGTTGTAATCGCTGGTGAGCTCGTCGGGCAGCGCAAACGCATCACGCCCACGCTTGGAGATCGCCCCGTTCTTCGGATCGTAGATCGCCCCGAGCTCCCAGTCGTTGAGCTTTCGGCGGGCCTCGTAGAGGGCCTGCTCGTCGGCTTTGTCCTTTTCCTCCTGCCACATCCTGGCCCCAATCCCTTGCAGCGCCTGGCCGAGGTTCTGCCCGGAGGCGTTCGGCCCGAGCTGTGTCGTAAAGCGCGCGTTTGGGAGCGGCGACTGGCGCACGGTTTGTTCGCGGTAGAGGGGAACGGTCGGCATTTACTGATCTCCTTCCTTCAGGCGTTTCGCAATCATCTCGGCCTCCCGGCGCATGTAGAACGCATCGAGCTCGCCCAGCGGTTCCGGTGTGGCGCTCGGTCTCGCCGCTTCCGTCGGCGTGGCGTCCCGCGGTTCCTGTACGAGTTTTCTGAGCCAGGCGCGAAATTCCTCGGCGGAGCGCATTCAGGCCACCTCGGCTACCAGGTCAGACACCGGATTGCCCCGTGAGGAGTTGCTCTAGCGTCACCCGCCCGCTGTGGTTCATGTCCAGGCGCTCGCGGAATTTCTCCGGGCGGTGCGCCTTGAGCAGCAACTCCAACATCCGGTCTGAGTACCTGCGGATCACACCGCACTTGCGCCCCTGATGAAACACAGGCTCGTTCCAGCCCTCGATCGCGCGCCGCCGCGCCTCTCTCGCCAGTGCGTCCGTGGCCACTTCGAGCGCTTCGTCCCAAGCTGCCGCGAACTCCGGATGCGCGTTGCGGGCGTTGTGAACGCCAGTGCGCGACATGTTGATCCTGCGGCAGGCCTCGCTGACGTTCGCGGTCTTGGCTACCACGGCCAAGAACTGCTCGCGCGCGCGATCTGTCAACTTTGTACGGTTTGCCATCGCTCTTTTGTACCGTCTATCACCCTGATCCGTCATTTCCCCGCCGCTTTGACCCTGTGCTTATCGGCGCGAGCCTTTTGCCGCCTGGCCTCTTCGGCGTACTTCGCCTGCAGGTCCGCCGCCGCCTTTTTCTGCTTCTCGGCGTTCACGATGCCGCGCAGCCGGTAGGCGCGCTCGGCGAGTTCGACCACCACCTTTGGGTGCGATCCCAGGCCGCTGAAATGTAGAAGCGTGTGCAACTCCTTGCGGCCGGCCACGTACTCGCGCGCAGCCGCAAGGCGCTTCTGCGCTTCGTCCGGCCCGAAGCGTTCGACCAGTTCCTTTCGCGCGTCCTTCGCCCAGGCCTGTGCCGTGGCCTCGTCGGCCGGCGCCGTGATGTACTGGACGTAGAGCGCGTGCGCTTGCTGTGCCTCGGCCGGCGGGATTTCCAGTTCGGAGAATAGCTCTGCGGTCTGGGCCCGCACCTGCGCAGCCTGCTCGGGCGTGAAATCGAACTCGGTCGTGAGCGCGCTTAATCCCTCCTGCAAGCCGCTTCCGTACACGCTTTCGGGGGAAAACAGCACATCGCCCGGTGCCTTGTCCTTTGCGGTCGCGTCGCCGTCAGTTGTTGCCTTCTCGGCTTGCGCGGGAGCCTTCGCCGGCGTTCCGCCATCGTCTGCTTTCGCCGCGGGCGATGGGCCAGCGGAAGGCGCGGACGTGGCCGCTGCTGGGTGCTGCCCCGGCGTTGCCGCGCTGCTCGGATAGAGCTTGTCCTCGATACTCGCTTCACCGCTCATGAAGCGTCCTCGATCAGCTTCCTGTGTTCGTCTGCCACGAATTCGCGCAGACGAACCGGCCCACCCTCCAGTTTCCGCTCAAGCAACTGCTGCAGCCCCGCTCGCGACATCATGGTCGAGAGCAACACGTCCACCGGCTTCAACTCCCGGCCGGCCGCCGCGCGCAGCCCTGCCGTGGCCTCGTTGAAACGCGCGAAGGCCACCACCAGGTGCTCGACCGCAGCTTGCAAGTCGTTGGCTGCCGCTTCCCGTTCTGTGGCGAGTACCGGCAATGCCGCCGCGGCCCGCAATGCCTCCGCGGTCGACGATCTGCGGGATGTCATATGACTTTCCTGTCCATGGCTATGAGCGGCTTTTGCGGCCCGGCGCTGGCACGCGCGGCAGCGTTGTGATCGGGTGCGCGCCCGCCGTCACGCCGCGTTGTGGTGAGCGATCGGCGTCGCCAGAGATCGACCAGGTCGAACGGCGGATCCCGGTCCTCCAGGGCGGCTGCGGCCAGCTGCTCAAGCTCCACCTTCCTTGTCCTTGCTCCGGCGCCCGAACCCTCGGCCATCACATCTTCTACGCCCGCCTTGTCCCCTTGCGCATAGGCCACCTTTCTCGCGCGATCGATCTCGGCCACCATGCCCCGGCACGCGACCCGCAGCGCCGAGAGTGCGCTTTCGATGGCGGATGCGGATTCGAGGATTGACGGGGTGCTCATGCTGCTTCCTTTTCTTCATCGGTCGGCAGGATCGCCTGGCGGAAGATTGCGAGTGCGTCCCGATGCCGCTCCGCGAGGATCGCCGCCACGTCGTGCTTCCCCCTGCGGATCTCTGAGGCAGCGATCTCCCCTCTCTGCCGCAAGATTGGGTTCAATCCGGCGAGGAACATCAGACCGGCAAGGCGCCAGTCCGCACCATCGCTCGCCCCGAGTCCGGTAGCGAATTGCTCCACCCAGCGCCGATCGTTTACGAGGCGCAGCTCCTCCCGGGCACGCGCCCTGGCGTCCGTGAACTTCTCGTACTGCTCACCGAGGCCCCGAATCAGGTCCACCATCGACGTGACGGCCTGATCCGCGTCCGCGAATGCCCCTTGCATGCGTCCCAATGCATCGAGGCGGGCCGTCCGGTCGGTTGCCTGGGCTTCGGCTTCGGCAAGTTTCTGCGCGTGTCGGCTCGCTGCCTGGTGCATCGCGTCCAAGTCCTCGATGCGACCGGTTGCCGCTCGAATGTCTTGCTTGAGCACCGGCAACCGCGCCTCCGCTCCTTTGTCGCCTTGACCGGCCGAATGTGCAGCCCGATCGTAGAGGTCCTGCGCACTCTGCAGTGCCTCCGCAAGCTGCGTCCTTTGTTGCTGGTAGTCGCTCATCATCGCTTGGTCCTTTCGTTTGAATTCGTTTCCACTTTGGCGATCCGCTGCGCGATCGCTGCAAAGCATTCCTCGGCTGCTTCCATGTCGGCTTTCGCCGCGGCCTTTGCCTCGTTGATCTCCTTCGGAGTGAACCCGTAGTGACGCACCGCCAGGTCGAAGTTTTCGGCGAACTCGCGCGAGACCAGCATCAGAAGTCCACCATCGTCTGCTTCTCGCCGGCAGCGCGGGCCTTGTAATCGGTCCCCGCGACCACGCGCACGCTCAGGTCGTGATACCGGCCGGTGACGCGGTCGTAGCGCAGTTCCACCACGCCGGGCTTGCCGATGTGCTTGAAGCGGATTTTCGTGACGTGGATCTGCACGAGTCCGCTCTCGGCCAGGACATCGCGCCAGATGGTGATGCAGTTGTCGGCCTTGTTGCGCCAATGCGCGCTGCCGCTGATGTCGTACGGCGTCGGGACCGGATACGACCCGTCGGGCTTCTTCTGCAGCTTCATCGGGTGCGCGACGATCCAGACATGCACTTCGAACTCGCGCGCCCACTGGCGGATGGTGGAGAGTGTTTCCGAGATGTATTCGGTCTCGCTCATGTTGCTCGGACGCTGATGCTCGAGCTCGTTCCAGGGATCGATCACCAGACCGCGCTTTTGCGAAGACTCCCGTTTCTCGAACCAGGCGCCCGCCTCATTGAGGATGGTCACGACGTCCGGGACTTGCCTGTCCGGAGTTGGCTTGAAAAAGCCGAAGCAGTGGTCCACGTACCCGACGCCATCCGCAAGCTCATCTGGCGCGATGCGCTCGTTCAGGCCGGGCCCGAAGGGTTTGTCGTGCCACTTCTCCAGGATTTTCGAGATGTGCAACTCGTGCGGGAAGTTTTCCGGTGAGAACACGACGAACTGCCAAGCCGGCGTGAGGTTCACCATCAGCGCGTCCAGCCACTCGGACTTGCCGTGACTCGGGATCCCGGTCACAACGGTCATCTGTCCCGGCCGGACGGTGTAGTAAGGATCCACGGTTGACCAGCCGGTTTTGTCGCCAGGCGGCAGGCCGTGGTCGTAGTAAGTCTGCAGGCGTTGGATCAGGTAGGAGGCGTTGACGATCACAGCGCGACCCTCAGTTTCTGCTCAGCACGCCAAGGCTCCAGAAAGCCCTTGTCCGGACCGAGCAGCGTTGCCGCCTGCTTGATGAACTCGGAGCCCTCCCGGCCGCTTGCGCGAACAAACCCCGCATAGCGCCGAATCCCATCGAGCATTTCCGTTTCCGTGTGACCTTCCGCGAGACGTGCGCGCCAGGCCTTCCAGGCCCTTCCGCGTGGGTTGTCGCCGGCGCGTTTCGGATACTCGGCCCAGGCTTGAAGGAAAACGGCCGAAGGCTCTGCGTTACGCTTCTTGGCCGGCGCTCTTGCGGCCGTAGTAGTTCTTTCTGATTCAGATTCAACTTCAGGGCGTGCGGCCGGCGGCTGATGGCGGCCCTCCGCCGCCGGATTTTTGGTCTTGTCTCTGATCTCTTGGAATTTTTCTTGCGCTTCTTCGTCGCCTTCGAGGATCGCGGCGGGTGGTTCGGGGTGCTTCAAGGTCATGCGCTTGAGACGTTGACCGAAGCGCGGGATGAACCCGTACCGTGCACCCTCGTGGTCGTAGACCCTGATCAGGTCGGCGTCCATCAGCTGAGTGATGAGTCGGTCGATCTTTTCCTGCGCAGGGCCATCATCGAAGCACCGGCGGCGCACAAAAGCCGGGGCGAGGGAGACGCAACCGAAGTCGTCGGCGAGCAGCATCAGGTGCATGAATAGTTGCCGCGCCTCGATCGTTGCGGACCAGTATCGGCCGCTATCGAGGAGCCCTTCGCGCACCACGCGATTGGGCATCACTGGCACCCGCTCACGCCGCGATGCGTTCGGGCTCAGTAGGCGCCGGCGCCGCCGGCGGTTTCGAAACTCGTTCGATCAGCGCCCGGATGTCCTCGGCGCGCCACGCCGTGGTTTTCTCAGAGAGCTTGATCGGCCGCGGGTACTTGCCTGTCTTGACGCCAGCCCACCAGGTGCTCTTGGAGACCGGGAAAACCTTCAGGACGGCCGGCAGTCGGACAAAGCCTGTTTCGGGGAGTTGTTCTTGCGTGGACATCGCCGTCTCCATTGGACTGGGTAGGATACGGCGCGTATGGTCAGGCCATTGTGACCTGCTTTCAAAGGTCAAAATTTGGGAGCTTTTCCCTCCCTATGGATCAGTCAGGAGTGTTCTAAGCCGTAGCTGTCGCTCGGCTTTGGTGTTCTCGCGAACGTGCAGCCTGTATATCCACCGTATATCCCACTTGGGATCGGTAAGAAGCGTCGGCTCCTTCAGGCGAGCATTGACGTCCTGAGAGCTCAGTTGCTTTCGACCTTTTCGGCGTCCAGCGGCTTCACGGAATTGGCGCGCAACCGCGGAAACGGCCGGCGGACTTACCGGGCGCCACATGTACCCCAGGCCAGAAGGGTATGGTACATCGCCCGAAAAATAGCCGATCCATTGTGCGAGCTCACGCGGGACACGAATCTTGAAAACCGACTCGCTGCGCCTTCGTAGAGCCGCTTTGGTTAAGAGCTTCGCAACTTCTTGCGCAACTGCCGCCCGCTTAAGACACCAATCTTCGTCAGTAAGGAGGGTTGGCCTTGGGCGATAGTCGTCAACGAGCCAGAGAGCAAACGCCGTTGCGCTCTCGCACGTTAGACTTACAGGAACCGTCCCCTTCGCCGGCATTCGTCGCGCCCCTTCACGCGAGCCCTTGAGATGGGAACCAAGCCAGGCGGCCAAGGGTGTGCCGCTTTTCGGGGATCAGCCTAGGCTTGTGTTTCGCCTTTATGCGGCTTCCGATGCACCTACGTCAAGCCGTGCCAGTCGGCACGGCTTAATGAATTGCCGATCGCCCCAGCGTATCAACGCGGGCGAGGAGTTCGCGGATCTGGTCTGTCGAGGCCCCTTTCGCCTCTGAGACTCGCTCACACAGCGCCAAGAGAGAACGCAGTCTCCCGGCCTCGCCGACGCGGTCTGTCCAAAATGCCGGGTTTGCTTCCGATAGAACAACGGCCGACTCTAGGGAAGGCAATGCGGCATCAATGTCGCCTTGTCTGATCAGCTCCACCGCTGTATCGAGATGCTCCCCAACGGCCATTGCATGAACAACCGACGAATCCTTACTCATGTGACTCCTCCGGCCCGCCGCTCGGGTCAGTCCCATCGCCGCTCAGATAGTCTGTCGCCGTCATGACGACACCGCAGGCAAGCTGTGCGCGTTCGATGGCCTTTGCCGCGCGCGCCGTGAGTTCGTAGATCACCCTGCCGCCGGTCTGCCCCGCCAGCATGAGCTCGTTGTCTACCGTGATGCCGATTATGAAATCGTCCAGCGCCTGAAGAGTGTTGGCTGCTTCTGCCGACTCGATATGCGCCTGATGCACCATAAAACCGGGGAGCATTGCGTCGGCTTCCAGCAAGATAGCCCGGATCTGCTCGCTGAGCGCCGTAATAACGTTCGACATGGTGATGGGTGAGAACGGATTGCCGGCAAAACGCCTGCCGATGTCATCGAGAGCGTAAATATTGCTCGCGCAGTCGCCGAAGCGCTCGCCCGCCTTTTTCAGGTTGCCTGCCGGGAATGAAGCGGCTGTCCGCATTGAGAGAGCTGTATGATTTGCTTCAGGCATGGTGACCTCCTAGTTAGGTTGCTACGCTCAGGCGGCCCGAGTGCTGATACCACTCGCGGCCGCCGCTATGAAACTCAGCCGGTCTTGCGAATCGGTACGATCTCCCCGCCGGCCGAGACGCCCTCCAGAAAATCCGCCCACGCCTGCATCATTTCCGCGCGCTCGGTCAAGTATTTCGCCTGGTTATAGGTGCGCCGCACCGCGTCTTTCTCCTGGTGCGCGAGTTGGCGCTCGATCACATCGCCGCGGTAACCCATCTCGTTGAGCAGCGTCGAGCCCGTCGTGCGCGTGGCGTGAGGGCTGTAACGAAACGGCAGCCGCATGTTTTTGACTGCCTGGCGTAGTGCGTTATCTGTCATCGGCCTCGTCCTGTCGTCTCGGTGGGGGAAAAGGTGCACGCCGCCCCCAGTCAACGCGTGCAAGCGCACCAGAAGCGCCACCGCTTGGCGCGGCAGGGGCACGATGTGTTCGGCGGCCATCTTCATGCGCGCGGCCGGAATACGCCACATTGCGCCGTCCAGATCGAACTCGACCCAGGGCGCTTCAATGACTTCAATCGGTCGCGCCAGCGTGAACCACATCAAGCGAAAGGCGATCTTCGTCGCGAACTGCCCATGGTAGACGTCGACCGCACGGAGCAGCACACCGATCTGCGCAGGTTGAAGCGCTGTTTTGTTCTGAGATTTCGGCTGTTTGATGGCGCCACGCACCGGCGCCGACGGGTCGGTGTCAGCGCGCAGCGTGGACACGGCCAAGCTGAAGATCCCAGCGATCGCACGCTTCACCTGCGCAGCGGCGACCGGCGACCGCTTATCGATCCGCTTTAGGATTTCCAGTATGTGAGCAGGCGCGACTTGCCTGATCGGTAGTGCGCCGATCTTCGGAAACACATCGCGCTCGAGAAGTCTCCTGCGCTCACTTACCACCGCCTTCGTCCAGTCCTTCGACGCCAGCCATTCGCGAGCTACAGCCTCGAAGGTGTTGGCGTGCTCGTTCGCCTGCCGTATCCGGTCCAGCTTTCGATTGTGGGCGGGGTGAACTCCCTGCTTGACCAGCGTGCGCGCCGCATCACGTTCGGCCCGGGCGGCTGAAAGGCCGACCTCGGGATAGGCGCCGATCGCGAAGACGTTTTCTTTGCGGGCTATGCGGTAGCGGTAGCGCCAGAGCTTGGCACCGGTGGGCCGGACCTCGAGATAAAGGCCCTTGCCGTCCGTCAGCTTGTACGGTGCGGCCTTCTTCTTGGCGTTGCGTACGGCGGTGTCGCTGAGCATGGCATCGACCCTGGGGCGCTGCGATACCCGCATGGATCCGCGGGCCTCACACCTCGATACCCGCTACGATACCCGCTTTTTCTTCGGACGGCAATAGACTAGAACGGACTCCCTGATACTAATAAACCTCGTTTCCAGAGGGAAAAAGCGTCTGTGTCGGATCGGGGCAGATTACTTCGGACCCCTGCAGTGACTCAAACGTTGAAACGGAAGTGCATGACGTCGCCGTCCTTGACGACGTACTCCTTGCCCTCCAGGCGCATCTTTCCAGCCTCCTTGGCGCCCTGCTCACCCTTGAAGGCGATGTAGTCGTTGAATGC